TAAAGGCATTTTGAATACTTCTAATTATTCCATTTAAGGTATTTTGTGCGGACCTAATCGGACTAATAATGGACTCTTTAATTCTATTCCACACGGAACTTGCTACACTACTAATACTACTCCAAGTATTACTTAAGGAGTTTTTAATACTATTCCAAATATCTGCTGTTTTTACCTTAATTGCATCCCAGTTTTCAGCTATCTTTCTACCTAACAAGATAGCCCACCCTGCAGGCCCAACAGCGACAAGAATTATTTCGTCTCCCCATTTTTTAAAGAAGTCCTTGATGCTAGTCCAAATATCCACAAATTTCTTTTTAATACTATCAAGTGTTTTCGAAAAATAATCTTTTATTTTGTCCCAAATTTCAGAAGCTTTTTCTTTTATCGTATCCCAGTTTTTATACAACAGAACGCCTATCGCTATCAGAGCTGCAATAGCGGCAATAGTTATTCCAATAGGCCCCGTTAACGCCGCTATAACGCCTCCGGCGGCGGCTATAGCTCCCGAAGCAGCAGCAAACGCTCCAACAATGGAACCTATCGCAGATACAAAAGTCCCGACAACTAATACAACGGGCCCAATTGCTGCTGCTATACCTGCAATCATTACTATTGTCTTTTGTGTCTCTGGGCTTAACTCTTTGAACTTTTGTGCCCATTCATTTACCTTTCCGAGGAGCGGTGTAATTATCGGTAATAAAATATCACCAATAGAGGATGCTAGGTTCTTTATTTCAGTCATCAAAGCACGCATAGAGCCTGATGCACCATCTGCTTCTCTTGCAGCCTGACCTTGAGCTGCCCCGCTTTGCTCCATTATCAATGCCAATGTTGCAGCCTGTTTTGCTGCTAAAGACAACTCTTCTTTCTCGCCTATCAAACCCATTTCCATTGCTTTTGTTTTTACCAGAGCATCATTAGCTGCCATCCCGTAATTGTCCAACATTGTATTATTACCTTTTAATGCTCCAGTTAATGCTCTTACAGCATCAGATGTTGTCCCTCCATACATTGCAGTTAAATCACCAGCAAGCTCAATTAATGTTTGTGCCTGTTTAGCAGCCTCCTCCTCGCTTAAGCCACCGATATTCATCAACATAGTGCCCATCATGTTCGAATATTCTAGGGCTTCGCCGTGAGCTATTCCGTAATAAGTTTCAAGCCCAGCCGCCCACTCTTTCATTGTATTAGACGAACCCTTAAATATCTGGTCAGTAGCGCCCAAGGCGTCCTCCAAATCAGCAGCAAGCTTAAAAGATGCAACCCCGGCTCCTACTATAGGTAGCGTTATTGCTGCAGACATCTTTGTTCCTACTCCTTTTAGCTTGCTGCCTACAGCTTCAAACTTTTTACTTGTTGCTTCAAGTTTTTCGCTCACGCTTTGAGTTAACTTTGTTGTCTCCGACTGTATCTCTGCTACGCCTCTCCGCCATTCATCTGTTTTTGCTGTAATTCGTACAAAAGCTTCAGCTAGTTGCATTCTTATTCACCTCCTGCAACAAAAGTTCCACCAAATATCTTATTTAATTGCTCTACCTGTTTATACATTTCGTCATTTGTCATGGGCTTTGCAGCTTCTTGTTTTGCCGGCTTTACAAATTCATTAAAAGAAGGATAATCATCCGTTCTAATCAATACTCCCAAATGCCATATCGCCCATCTTAGCCTAAACCATTCTTGCTCATGACGGAAATTATATCCTTCAATTAATTTATTGAGCTCATAAAACGTCAACCTTCCCAACTCATTAGGTTTTAGCTGTAATGCTCCATAAGCTATTTTTTCAATATCATCCCAAGAATTACAAAGGGGGCGATAGATGCCCCCATCTAGTTTCCCATTATTCCGCTTGCTTCAATCGCCTCGAATATCTTGTCGCCTAACTCGGTCCACGAGCCGCCATTCTTTAAGTAATTTCCTATAAGCTCCCCAGCTTTAGCTTTAGTTATGCCTCTGTCTTCATGCTTTAACCCTGCCCAAAGTAAGACCCGGAATGTATTAAAACCAATGTTTGTCTCGCTAAACAGGGAGCCTATACCCATGCCAGTTTCCAACTCAACGTATTTCTCTCGGCTTGTCCAGCTCTATTTCAATTATAGACATTTATAGACCTCCCGCTAAATAGCTGCTCTAGTCAGATGCAGAACATAGACATTATCGGTCTTGCCATCCTGCTTGACAACGACAGATACTTTTTTAATTGAGCCTTCGGCGCCAAGGGTAATTGCACTTGAAGCCACTCCTGAAGCTACTACATTTCCATCAACTAGAATGCTATCGGCGGCCAAACAAGTAGGAGTAATAGTCACCGAGGATTCTGTTGACGCTATATTAACGACATATTCTTTAGATGCTCCAGCGAATGCAGGAACCAGTGTTCCGGTTGTTACGACTAAGTCAGTAAGATTAGCCGCAAGGCTCGCTCCAAGAGTAGGCTTTCCGCTAACCTTTAAGCTTGCCTTAAAAGTTAATAACCCGTTGACATCAGCCTCACCGGTGCTAAATTCTTCTACAAGAGCTTTAAACGTCCATGCCGCGCCGTTGGGAAACTTAATCGAAAAATCCTGAATAGTCTTGCTTAGCAGGTCATCAAGTAGCCCCATCTGTCCGGCGTCACTCGAAATAAAATTCCCCTCTACAGGAACTGACCCTGCCTCTATTAAGCCGCCTATAAATTCTTTAAAACCACCTTCAGATTGATGGTTGGTTGTATCAATTGTATCTACCTTAAGTACAGGGCTGCCTATCTTAGAAAGTTCAGCTATCGGAGTCTCTGCTGCCCCTCGGGTTAAAATTGTACCATAAGCACCATAAGCCATATTAGTTTACCTCCTTATAATTAATTATAAAATCTACAGGAATCTGATAAAAGCCCGTGTCTTCATCATACATATCTATTTCGTTTTCGTTAAAAACAGACTGTATGCTATTTGCGTTAGGCCATGCTTCAAGCGTTTTTATCAACTGTTGTGCTAGTAGTTTGGCTTCTGAATACGTTTTTCCTATACAATTAATTTGCATCCTTGCTTCTGAATCCCCACTATAGCCGCTAAGTATATATTTTCTACTATTACTGACTTTAGCATAAGTCAAATAAGGGGGAATAACTCCTTGCGGTGCTTTGAGGGGATAATTCTGTTCAGTTATTTCATTAAGCTTTTTAGCCAAATCTAATTCCAGCATATTATCCACCTCCAAGATGAGCATCCAGTATTTGTTGAGCTAAATCGCCTAGTTTATTTTTATTCTCGTCCAAAGCGGGTCTTAAATAAGGCTGTGCCTCCATTTTTACCGTACCTAGCTCTACATAAGGGGCGTAGTGTATGTTAGTTCCTATTCTGGCTTCTTTCCTGTCTACCTCTTTTGTAATGCTTCTCCTTAAATGGCCAGTATCTACGGGGCATCTATTTTTAGCCTCCCCTTCTACGACAAGCGCTGCCGTCTCTAAAAACTGCTCTATAGCCGCGTCAACTGTTCCGTTTACCTCGTTGCCATACCATTTTATATCGCTCATACTATCAACTCCAAGTCTATTTGGAGAAGTCTGTCCGCCGACATTACATTCTGAATAAACTTAATGTTGTATTTGACATTGCCTATTAACAAAATACAACCCGCTGGTATTACTTCAGGAAAGTATGAACAATAAAATCTATGGGTAATAAACTCTGCCTCTCTGCTTGCTGCTATTCGTTTTTCCCCGCTTAAAGGTCGCAGCCTTCCCATTACTTGCTTAAAGTCCTCCCATTCTGTTACTGGTTCATTAAAATCATTGTATGACGTCAGGGGCTGCTGGAACACTGCAGGTGAATCGAAATACTTTTCAATGGTATTCATATTAATTGGGCCTTTCGATAGGGCTTGAGCAGTGCTAGAAGCCCCTTGGGCATTTCGTCCCCAAACGATACAGAGTAGTCTCCTAATCTTTCGCTAGTAATCCCGTTTTGTGTTTTTATCCACGCAACCGCCTGATTAGCAAACAACTTTACTCCAGCTGGTTCAAATCCTTTTTCCCATGTCATTTTACAATATTCTTGTGCCCACAAAAGCAATGCTTCTTTTAGTTCTTCGTCCGTCATTTAGCATCACCTCTTTTTCTTTTTCTTTCGCTTTCCTCCCGCAGTCTCCTCCGGAACGCTATCATCTTCATC